GAGCGTGTCAAGCCCGCCTAGCCGCACATCGGCAGCCGATAGCCCGCTGTAAATGTCCTTGACTGCTTGCACCGTATTTTTGGCTTTAGTGATAACGGGCGCGAAAACATCGCCGCCGCCGCCAGAGCCATCGGCAAATGCAGTGCCGCCGCCACCAGAAAATGCGGCTTCTCTGTCCAGCGCCTTTTGCAATTGCGCCGCAACTGTCAGCCGCTGGTTGTCAAAGTTGGCAAAGCCAGGACTGCCCGGTTTTGTGCCGCGCTGCGCCGCGTCAATGTTTTTGATGCGGGAGAGCAACTCTTGGGAACCCGGCTCGCCTAACGCCCCTTGTGCCAAGACACCCGCCGTGCCGCCAGCCAGCGCCCCCAATGGCCCGCCAAAGCGGCCACCAACTGCCGCGCCCGAAAGGAACGCCACCAGCTTTGGATTGTTTGCCAGAAAGTTTGCGGCCCGCGCCAAGGCGGAAATGAACTTATCAATAGCAACAGCGTTTTCCGCCACCGTGCCAGCAATTCTGATTTGAAACGCCCGCTGCAATGCGGCGATTTTGTCCGCAGTCTTGTCAGCGTTTGCAATCTGCTCATCCGACAAGACAATGCCAAGCCGCTCGGCTTCATCAGCAAACGCTTTAAGCGAGCCATTTGCGCCCGAAAGCAGGGGGTCAAGCCGCTGCCCGGCCTTGCCGAATAAATCAACTTCCGCCGCAGCGCGCTTGGCCGGATCTTCAATGCGGCTCAAACTGTTTGCAACAAGCTGCAACGCCTGGTCCGTGTTCAAGCTGGCAAGCTGCTTTTGCGAGATGCCCAGCGCGGCGAATGCAGCCACCGCCGCCTTGCCGCCAGTCTTGGCATCACCGAGCGTGCGCGTGAGACGTGCTAGCCCGGCTTCAAGTTCCCCCTGCTTTACGCCCGCCTGTGTGGCTGCGAAGCTAAGTTCTTGGAACGTGCGCTGCGTGACGCCAGCCTGTTGCGAAAGCTCCCCAAGCCCGCCGGCCAAATCGAGACTGTTCTTGATGACGCTGCCAACCGCCGCAACCGACAATGCGCCAAGAAAGCCCGTCACTGCCCCCTTGGCCAGCCCAAGCGACTTATCGATCTGCCGCCCCATGCGCTCCGTGGCGTCAGCCGTGCGCTTTGCGTTGGAGATGAACGAGGCGTTTTCCAGCGTCATGCTGGTAAAGAGCGAGCCGACAAGCGTAGCCATTATGCCGCCTCCATTCTCTTTTTCATCGCGTCCATCTGAGAGACGAACTCAGCCAGCTCATCGCGTGGCGTCTTGCGCTGCGGCGGCTCCCAAACCTTCAGGAACTCGCCCATCTCAAATGGCTTGGCGTTCTTGCCGCGATTGGCATTGAACAGCGCGTAGGCCAGCAAGCGGAAGCCATCGTCCGTGCGAGGCTGCCCGAAAGGCTCGACAATGTTGTAAGCCGCCCATTCCGCCAACTCGTGGCTGGTAAGCGTGCGCTCCAGTTCGGCAACAGGCTTACCCATCGCCAGAGCCAGCCGGAATATTAAGCGGCGTTCCGGTCGCCGGGAGAGTTTCCCGCAAGCTGCTCTACGTCGCCAGGGTTAAGCGCGTTCATTTCGGTGATGGCCGAGAACACCCGGTCAAGAGCCGCGCCGGATTTGCGACCCAGCGCCTCCACATCTTCAACCGAAAACAGCGGGTCGCCGTTCTCGTCAACAATGCAAGCCGCCGCGTAATGCGCCCGGATGTTGCTCATGGTCTCGCCGCGCTCATGCTGTGCACGAATGGCAAGCTCGAACTGGTCCCGATCAAATGCCGTCATGGACCGCACCCGAATATCGCCGCCCCATTCAGGGACGGCAATATCACGGGTTGGCAGGTCATTGGCAGCAAGGATGGCGCTGCGTGTGAGAAGCGCCATTACGCAACAGCAATCGCGCCAGAGACACGCAGCGACACATCGGCGGTGATTGCCGAGTTGACCGTTGCCGCGCCCGGAACAAACGTCACATAAGCCGCGAAGCTGTATGTCAGCGTGACCGGAGCCGCGACTTTAATCTTGAAGTTGTGCAGTTCACGATCCGAGCCGTAACCCTCCAGCGCCTCGTGTGAGGCAATCCAGCCGGTGCCGGAAGCCTTCTGCTTCAGGTTCATCGTGAAGTCGATTGAGCCGGGATCGCCAAGCCCGAGCAGGAACTCCTTGGCGGCACTGTCAAGCGCCGTTACGTCGATCTCCTCAAACTCCAGCGCCGGAAAGCGCGGCAGCCCAATGACACCGGGGATGACCGCGAAAACCTCGGTGGGCGTTGCGCCGTCACCGACTTCAATGGAAACCTTTGTCGCAACTTGTTCGCCCGCCATGGTAATACCTTTCTGCTAGTGTCAGTCCTGAAGAAAAACGATCTCGTATTCCTGCATCGCGCGGTACAGCCGAACGGCGTCGTCGCCATCGTATTGGTCCCGGTCGTTCGTCAGGGTCGCAAGCTGGACGCTGCCGCTTCCTCGCCAGTCGTCCAGCCGCGCCCTTACTGCTTCAGCCACCGCCCGCGCGCTGGTGAATGTCTCGCCGTAGCAATCAACCTGGAGGCGCAGCGCGGCCATGGATGACGATGCATCAAGCGCCACCGAGCCGGTGCGGCTGACAACCTGAAAGGTGACAAACGGGTAAGCGTCACCCTGCGGCGCGGTTAGCGGATAGATGCGAGCGCCAACCAAGCCGGTAAGCGTGGCGTCATCCGATAGCCGCGTGTAAATCTCTGTGATGGCGCTCATGGTTTTGGCACCTTCAGTTTTTTCGCAGCGCGGGCGATGCCGGTACGCATCCCCTCGATCTGCTTATCGAGAACAGTTGAAACGTAGCTGTCAAAGGCCGCGCGCATGAACGGGCGAGCCGCCATGTGCCGCGTGCCGTACTCCAGAAACCGGCCCCAAAAACCTTTGCCGAGCGACACCGCATAAGTGATGGTGGTTGCTTGGCGGGCGCGCTCCAGCTTGACCCGGATATTATCCCGCAAGTCGCCGTAATCCTGGCCCCGCTTCTTTTGAACACCGGGCCGGTTGGGAACCAGCGGCTTCAGGTGAACCGCAAAAGCCTTGGCCGCGTCCCGGTTAGCCTTGCGCCCGATCTTGGTGGCAATTTCCTTGCCGAGAATATCCAGATTGGCGTTCATTTCCTTGACGCCCTCTAGGCGGAAACTCTGCCGGGCCATTACTGCAAGCCAACCACATGAACGATGATGCTGCCATGCGCGGGCTTTGGCTCTGTGCCAACAACCTGAAAGTTGCCGCCGTCATACGATAGCTGCCAGTTGGGCCGCACAGCCCTTGTCAGCGCGTCGAGGCGCATAAGCAGCCTTGCGCCGGCCTTGGCAATCAACTGCTCCGGTGCGGCCTTCTCGCTTGGCGCAATGCCCAACACAGCGGCCCATCGCAGGCCACGGCTCTGGCGCGTTATCGTTACCTCGCCGTTGGTGGTGTTCCGCGATTGCAGCGGGGCGTAAAGTGTAATGCGGCGATCCAGCGCCCCGGACATTATCCGCATCTAGCGGGCCAAGGCGCGGCGGTAGGGCTGCAAGATCGCCTGCACCCCTAGCGGCAGTTCCGAAACGATTGTTCCGATAACCGACGCCTCCCGGCTCATGAACCAGTGGCCAACCAACAGCAGCACGGCCTGCTTGATCGCGTGCGGAACCGATGCGTTATCAGCATAGCCCGCAACAGCCGTCACCCGAACCGCGCCGTCGATAGCTTCAACTTCTGGAAACGCCGCGTTGAACCCCGGCACAATCGAGACTTGGCCCGCGAACTCTCGCACGCGGTAGCCAGTAAACGCCGCCTCCGTGCCGTCCTGCGCATCATACGCAATCGAAGTCACACTGACGACCGGGCGAACGGGAAGCAACAGCCTGTCGCCAAACTCAGGTGCAGAAAATGCAACAGTGCGAGCGCGCAAGATTAAACCTGTGTGCGCTTCAACCATGGCAGCCGCCGCGCGGATCAGGCTAACAATCAGCCCATCTTGATCGTCGGCATCCTCACGAAGATGCGCCTTAGCTTCCGCTAGTGTCACCGGGGCAAGCGCCGTTATCAGGCTGTCGCTCTGCCGCACCGTCACAAGCCCGGTCTTTTGCAGCGTGCGCGCGGGGCTTGCGTTGGTGGTGATGGTCGCGGTCACAAGCGCATCGTGGCCGGTAAGGAATGCGGCGTTATTCTGCTGCCCAGCGGAACAGGTTAGCCAAAACCTGACATCATTTCCGATGACCGCCGCGCCGGTCGCGCCACTGCCCAGCAGCAGGCCCAGCGCCAGGCTTGCCTCATCAAGCGTCACCGCCGCCGTGGCAATCGTCTCGCCTGTGTCCAACTCAAAGCTGAACAGATAATTATCGATATTGGCCGGGTCGAAGGTTTCGCTAAATGCCGGGATCATACGTCCACCTTCCTGCTATCCGCCGACACCGCCACAGCCCGGCTGTCCGCCGCGAAGCGCAGGGTGCGCCGGCTTGCAATTACAAAGGCCGCATCAAGGAACAGCGCCGAGCCGCCCTCAAGCCCCAGGCTGCCAAGCGCCGGCGTCAGCGCCGCGTCGGCCAGCAAGGCCGCGCTGCTGCCCACCAGCCCCAGCGCGCCGGCATCGCCCGCCAGCCCCGCTGCCGCCGCCAGCGCGCCAAGCCCGCCAGCAAGGCCCAGAAAGCCCGCCGCCGGCACAAGCCCCGCCACAGCCCCCAGCACGCCCGCCGCGCCCACAAGCCCAATCGTGCCGCCGGCAGGGGCCAGCGTTACCGTGCCTGCACCCACGCCGAGCGCCGCTTCGCTGCCCAGCAGCGCCAGCTCGGCCCCGGCCGGCAAGATGCTCGATGCCGCCAGCAGGCTTGCGCTGCTGCTGGTCAAAGCCAGCGCGCCGCCCGCCGCCAGCAGGCCAGCCGCCGCCGTTATCGTTCCGCCGATATCGGTCAGCCCCAAGGTTGCAGAGGCTGGAACCAAGTCGGCCCCATCGGGGACCGTGTAGGTCAGGACAATCAGGCCCTGACCGCCGGATTGCGTTCCTCCAGTGCGAGCGCCAGCGCCGCCACCGTACAGTCCGCCGCTGCCGCCTCTGCTGCCGGATGGAACGCCGCCGCCGCCGCCCGCACCCGGCCCTGACGTTGCGCTGTCGGATGTTTGCGTCCAGATGCCTCCCGACCCGCCATCGCCGCCGCCAGTGTTGGTAGTTTCAAATCCACCGCCGCCGCCGCCGCCAGTCCCCGGTGTGCCAGCGACTGCCGCTGTTGAGATCGTAGCGCCGGCACCTCCGCCTGTACCGCCCGGCCCATTAGCGCCCGCGCCGCCTGCGGTTTCCGTGCCGCCGTTGCCCGCACTACCTGCAACAGACAAACCGGCACCAGAACCGCCGCCGCCGCCGCCTGTGTCCTCAGAAAGTCCGCCATTGCCGCCATTGCCGCCCGGTCCCGCCGCGCCGCCGCCTCCACCAAATCCGCCGCCCGCGCCGCCGGAAAACTTGGTCGAGCCAACGCCTGTTGCTGCACTGCCGCCAGCTCCGCCCGACGATCCGCTATTTCCTCCACGGGCAAGTGCGCCATTTGCAGTTGTTGCTGGAAGCGCAAAAGTGCTGACGTTAATCCATGAATTGCCACCGTTTGTAAGGTCACCGCCACCAGCACCGATGGCAGTGTAAACTGTCTGGCTGGCGACAATTGTGGCATCAGCATCTGTGATCGCGGAATACGCGCCAGCGCCACCGCCAGCCGTTTGGCCAGAGCCACCGCCGCCGCCGCCGCCGATTACCCCCACGGACCAAGGCGCACCCCAGTCAGCCGGGATTGTGTGGCTAGTGCCACTGGTCAGGAAAATAGTTTTTGTGGCCACTATCCTAACCCTCGATATCAGGAGAGGGTGGGAATGGGTCAACGAACATAAAGCCGTTCCATGTCCAACCGATGTTGCACGGCTGTGAGGCAGCAAGCGCAATGAGCTGGCAGCCGTCTGGTGCCGGGTCGCCCGGTGCCGAGATGATG